CCCATTTAGCTAAGAGGTGGGCAGTTGATAGACATGAGTTTCACGGGATAGAGGTAAGCAAGGGCGACAAGGTGACAGGGGAATCATGGTTCTATAACCAGAGAGGGCAGAGGTGTAAACTTTGACAAGGGTCCAACAGATAAGAAAAGAGTTTGGAGAGCCATTTAAAGATATAGTCAGGGACTTTGCCCAGATGCGTTATTCAAAACGCTGCACAGCCCTTACGCTTGGGATAACTACGTCATACTTTAACGTCTATCTCAAAAGATACGCCCCTGACGTACAATTCCCCGCCCGCAAGGACTTCAATGAGGCTTGCATACCCAAAGGCAAGGGATACCCCAAAGGAAGGCCCAGAGGCCCAGAGGCAGCTTATAAGGCATGGGAAACAAGGAGGACTAATTGACAAGCCAAGACGCACACAACATGAAGGAAATACAAGAGCGACAAGCATTGTTGATCCCCCAAATTGAGGCATTGCTAAAAGATTTAAGGCTCGGATATAATTACGACAGCGACGAGAAGCGCATCAATGCCGCCCTCGATGAGATACAGGCTATCTATGACCTTGCTCATGCTTAGAAAGAGATACAGGGCATGGCGGCTCTGGCTGTGGGTAGAGTGGGATTACCGCCGCCGTATTATATGCCGGTGGCTCATGGGGAAGCTCATGTAATTTGTCTTTTCCATTCCAAGTGGAATCAATAGCCCTTATCGCTAACAAAAAAGCCGCCCCCAATTACGAGGACGGCTTTGGCATATTGGACCTGGCGCCGGTGATTCATTAAAATTTAATATAATCAAAGTGTCTTTTACGCACAATCATAAAATTTCCTCCTTTCAGTGTTGGCCTGTTTTGGCATGTTAAGGTTTTCATCCGTAAATCAATCAATATGTGTGTTACGATTCGGTGTAATTATATGCCTCCTTTCTGTTTTATGTCAAGTGAAAACGTGGTTTCGCCCCTTCTTTCTTTTTGGTTGTTTCCATTTGCATGGAATTTTATCGCTCATGCGTTTTGTATTTGCTAAATCCCCTCACTTCTGCTACCCAGTTCTTGGCGGTCCTCTCACACTGACATTAAAAGAGCGTACCAGATTAGCAGTCCTGTAGCTCCCGTTAGCGTGATGATCGCCTTAACTACTTCTTGGCATAGCTTCAAACAAATCCCCCCTTTCCGGTGTGTAGTCTCTTTCAACTCCGTTCTTGTTGCACCAGTCTATAAACTCCACCATATCGTAAAAAACTGGCGTACAGGCGAAAGATAAAACCTCGTAACCAAACGTCCCTACTTTATCAGTCATTTTGTCCCGGCATTGGATAGCAACTTTTACTTTCATCCTTTAACCTTCCTTTCCTTCTGCTTTGGCGAGGATTTGCGTTGCATATGTAACCGCCGCTTCTTTTTCTTCGTCGCTTATTCCATCATGGGGCGCAAAACTGTTTACCATTCCCCACAATGCCTCCAACAGTTCCCAAGATGCCGCCAATAACTCTGCATCTTTAAAGCTCCCCTCATCCATCCGGCAAATAAAGCGGTTATCCTGCCCCATAATTGATAGAGGTTCGCCTGTTCCCTGTGATTGAAGGCACCAAGGCCCGGGCGTATGTTGTGCTTTCATTTGTCTTGCTCCTTCTCTTTCTGCCTCATCCATTAAGGCCATCAGTTCATCAAAATCGAATATGTTTTCGTGTGTTTCCATGTCTTAATACCAAAATTCCCGGCCACAGGTATTGCAGGCCACTTGTTCTCCCTCCATCATGGGAAGTCCGCGACTCGCATCGGCCTCTTGAAATCCACCGAAACCCGTATAGACGGTGTTTCTGCTTCCGCAATCACATAAACACCCAACCATGTTCGACGGTTCGGCGTTCCATGCCCTTTCTGCGACAAACTTCCCTAAGTTCTTTCCTTTAGTAAGCAGTAACCTTTCTCCTGCATAGAGAAGAAAGCCGTCAAAATCTATCCTTGCTTGTTTTGCCGTCGCTCGGCCATCGAATATGGTTTCCCATTCCTGCCCGTTTTTCTTCCGGCTTACCGTGTACCATGCCATCTTCATTCCCCCCTTTTAATCTGTTCATAGGTTCGTTTCCCCATTTCCTCATCCCTGGTCTTTACCTTTTTCAGTTCCTTTAATACCTGAGAATTGGCAAAGTACGCCAGCGCCGTTTTGACTATCCGGCTCCGTGTAAGCCCGGTTTCATCACACCACTTTTCTATCCTCTCGTATTCGTCGGCGTTCAAGAATACGCTGAGGTTGCCGCCTCGTTTGTTCATGTTGTCCCCCTCAAGCTGCTTTTCTCAGTCTGTTCCCCGGCCATTGCGTTCATTTTCGCCACCAAATCAAGGCGTTTAAATTCAATATGCAACGTGCCGACTTTATACCATTTGAGCTTGAAGTATTCCGTTTCCGCTTCCCATTTTTTATCCCTTACCGCTTCCGTGATTTTAGTTACCATGTCCCCCGGCCACTTAACCGGACCTTTGCCATCCATAAGGTGAAACGCATTGTCTAAGCCCTTCAAATCCTGTTCCCTGGTATAGCTGAGACGGCAACCATAAGAGCAATCAAACATCCATTCTTTAATCGCTTTCTTTCCCACTTCGTATTCCGTGTTTGTCTTGTGTCTGCTTCCTGGCGGTCGCAACCATTCAAAGGATTCCATAACCGTCTCTTTATATAGATTGCCGATATTGTCCAAGAGGTTGTCAAGAGTAGATTGCACGTTTTCAACGGATATTTCGGGAAGTTCCCCTTTCTCTAACTGATCGTCAAGTTCTTTCCGGCGTTTGTCAGAGATAAGATTGTAGATTTCGACTTTGTTAATGACAAACCGCCAGACTTTCTTTTTCATTGCGGCCATATCCCGTTCAATAACCCGGCTATCCATAACCTTATAATCCGAGAAGGCGTAACCCCCCGCAACGCTGCTAATCCGGGCGTTGGCTTTCCATAAGTTCCGGTATCCGGTTTCGAGTTCCTTTTTCGCTTCCTCGTAATTCTGGACTATGGCATCAAGCGGCATATATTTGGTCAGATCATTCATTACTTTTTCTCCTTTCCATTCCAAATGGAAACATTAACCAACCATCTCCCGGCTCTCAAAATAATCATAATGGGGCCGCTCTTTGCAGTTGCAATTCAAAACGTGTTCTGTCCTAATGCCGTTGTCATCGGTAATTTTAAGCATGGTATACTCGCCATTATCAACGGCGCGTGTCGTGATAATCGCCGGTAAATCGTGGAATTGTTCCAGTCCGTAGGTATTCCGATTTTCGATATATTCTCCGGCAATAGGTTGACAACTCCATACACCATGATCTGGCATGTCCTCAGTCAGTTTGAGGTTTCGCTCCTCCAACCATTTCAGCATGTGCGCTCTATGCGTAAATGCAGTATGCGCCATGCAATCCGATTGGATGAGATACCAGTAATTACAAGTTTTAAGATGGCCATCCCTATTGAGCGTGATTAAATACAGTTTGTCGTGTTTTCTCATTTTATCCCCCTTCTTTCCATTTCTAATGGAATGGTTAATTGATCCTGATATGTTCCGTGTCGCAATTCACCGCAACAGCTTCGCCGCTAATGTCAATCCCGTTAGGCTCTGGATTCGTGTCGTATTGCGCCATGCGTCCGCATTTCTCGCAAGTATAGCCTCCGCGCTGCCCCATGCCCCCGGCTTTCAGAGTAAAACCGAAGCCCCCCATTTTATGCCCCCTGAATTTACAAGCCGCTAACAACTCTTTTTGTAATGTTTTTGGTGATTTCATCTCTCATTTTCCCCTTCTCCCCGTTTAGCCGGTAGGGCAGCTATGATGATTAGTTGTTGGTGAAATCGGCCCACAGTGAATTAACGAAATCATCAGGGCCTTCATATTCCTCATACAGGGGTTCCTCCGTGATGATTACCGTTTTTCCCTGCGTATGCCGTCCCTCCGGTTCGAGAGAGGCGTTATACCCCTGTGTTTTCAGGTATTCTGCGAATTCTTCAGCCATATCCATTGATCTATCAACTATGATCCTGATGTTCCCGTTCTCCATTTCCCCTGTCCCCCTTCGTTTTTCCCATATATAGAGCATAACCCATGCCAACTCATAACATACAACCAAATATATTTAATCCCCTACTCTAGCAAGCACTTACAGGCCACCACTCATTAAGCCGGTAAAATACCTATCCACAAAACGCTCTGACTGTTGGTGATTACCACCAAGGCATGGTGATTTTCACCAAGATATGCGGTAAAACACTAAAAATGGCTTGACACGCTCAACGACTGATAACCACAATAGCCCAACAATGAAGAATAACGATATTACAAGCAAACCAGCCCCCGCAACAGTACCCGATAAACACCCCGGCGGCAGACCCACTATATACGATCCTGCCATGATAACCATTATAGAGGCGGCAGATTTCCCCGGCGGAGCTACCATGTCAGACTTTGCCCAACTATTACAGGTAGATATAAAAACACTTTATAGATGGATTGAGACATATCCAGAGTTTTGCCAATCCTTAGCGCAGGCAAGAGATAGAGCCGACCATATTATCGAAGGCAGCCTATTTGCAAGGGCGCAAGGATACGAGCACCCCGAAGATAAGATATTTCTAGGCAAAGACGGAAAACCCGTCGTGGTGCCCACAATCAAGCATTATCCCCCGGATACAGCCGCCGCGCAGTTCTGGCTGACCAACAGGCAGAGAGGCAAATGGGCGGTACGTCAGGAGGTTGAGCAGCACACCACCGTGAGCCTAGAGGGTATGTCTGAGCAGGATATTGATGCGGAGTTAGCCAAGATCAGGGCTCGCCTGGATAACATCATCGACATTACCCCAGAGCCGCCACAGATAGAGGATAAGACCGATGTATAAGGACAAGGACAAACAACGAGAGGCAACCAAAGAGCGTGTAAGGCGTTACCGATTAGCCAAAGGCGTTACCAACAATGTAACGCCCTCTGTAACGCCCTCTGTAACGCCCAAGCCTCCACAGCGTCACTACATACTCAATCCGTTACCCGGACAACCGGCACCCAGGACAGCGCCCTCGGATGAGATCAGACAGCTAGTCACACCGGCAAACGTCCAGAGTGTAGCCCAGGCCATAGCCAAGCCACAACAACAGCGTATTAGTCATCATCCTATGTGTAATTGCTATCAATGCAAGCCCCCTAAGAGCAAGGACGCGCACACCGAGGGCAAGGCATGATGATAAGCATAGTCATATCAAGGACATGGGCAATGGCTAACCAGATGGGTAGTCTGATAGGCCATAGGGTACGGTGCCCAGGTGGGGGGGAGGGCCGGCTGAGAGGCGGGGGTAGCTGGCCGGTAAGAGGCGGCGCGATCCCGGCCCGGTGAGCGGTGGCGGCGTGGCGTGACGTATATGGGTGATAGACACATTTTATATTATTTTTCACTAAACTAGGAGGGACAAGATGAATCCAGAGAACAAGCAGATTGAGAACAATTTTATGTACCATGCACCGAAGGAAGGGCAACCTGAGAGGTATAAGGGCATCAGGGACCTCGCAAAGGTTATGGCGTATCATATTGATGCGGCTTGCCCCAATAGTCGGGAGAAGTCTCTTGCGATGACGAAGCTGGAAGAGGTTGTCTTTTGGGCGAACGCATCAATAGCAAGGAATGAATAACGGGTATCCCCCTGTTGTGGGAGGGAAACGGGTTCCTAATAGGATTCGGGGATGATTTGGTAATTCGGGGGAAAATATAATTTTTTATTTATTTTCCACGTAAATGGAAAGTTAGAGAATGGTAGCTTATTCACCGAGATACAGACTTTATCGGACATACGACAACACTACGGGTACATCGGATTGTTCGACTGCTACGGCGATATACACCGTCTATGCCGATGCTGATTGCTGCACTACTTATGACCCTTGGTATGCTGAGAGCGTCTTATCGTTTACCTACATTGAGCAGGACAAGGAACCCATAAAGCCGGTTCACATCCATCCTTGGATGCTGGAAGGGAACAAAGAGAAGTTAGGACGGAAACTAAAGATGCCGCCCATGACGTTTGACAAGAGCAAGATGGTAAATGCTTACAAGGCAGGGAGGAGTTTGGGTTCATGAGTGACGACCTAATTCACGACGAACACGGCTGGTACTTCCCCATGAGTGGATGCAGGATAGGTCCATACAGGGAGGAGGGGGAGTGTAGGGGGGATTATGAGAGGTACTTGAAGTATGGGCGGGTTAGTGAGGATAAGGGAGTGGGCGGCGTTATTCGTTGCCCGGAATGTGAGGGGATATGATGGACTTTTACGAATGGTGGGATGAGTTTGAAAGGTTATTGGGTGAGGCATGACCTCCTTCACTAAGACCCTTATGTTGGGAGGATAAATGAACCAATGGCGCAAGGGGATAGCATCATGGGAAGTTGGAAAGACGCTGTATCAGAGCATCCCTTTTACATGGTTATTGCCAGAGGCGAGATATAGGGCCGAATCTCATAAGGGAAAGGTAGTGATAGGGGGGCCTGCCGTTACGCTTGCCAAGACGGATGGGTTTTATGACTTATCGTGGGCAGAAACACCCTCCGAAGTAACACCTTACGACACACTGTCCTTTCACAACCCATTGGCTACTTTCACAACGAGAGGTTGCCCAAATAGGTGTAAATTCTGCGCCGTTCCTAAACTGGAGGGTGATTTCAGGGAATTGAAGTCATGGAAACATGCCCCCGTTATTTGCGATAATAACCTTCTTGCCTGTTCACGTTCTCACTTTGAGGCAGTGATTGAATCCCTTAAACAGTTTCCCTATTCAGATTTTAATCAGGGATTAGAGGCTAAACTATTAAAACCTTGGCACGTAGATTTGTTACGAGGGCTTAAACCAGTCAAAATCAGGTTTGCCTTTGATGATTTCAGTGAAGAGACAGTAGTTCATGACGCCATAGAGTTATGCCAAAAGAATGGATTGAAAGACCTTGGCTGTTATTGCCTGATAGGTTTCAATGATACACCCGAAGAGGCAAAAGAACGACTCGAATTGATTAGATCGTGGGGCGTTCTGCCTAACCCGATGAGGTATCAGCCTTTAAATTCCCTCAAGAAAAACTCTCACGTAGCAGACGGCTGGACAGAGTTAGAACTACGCCGAATGATGAGATATTATTCTCGCTTGTCGTGGTTCCCCTGTTCCTATGATGATTTTGATTACCTTGATTATGCTGACCTTCAAGGAGAAATGGCTTTCGGATGAGTCCTCTTGTCAAGACATTGTTATTTCCTTTTGTCATTTTAGCCTGTTTAGGGGGGGCTTTAATAGCGTGGTGTGGGATAGTGGTGATAGCGATACCGGGAGTGATCTATGCGGCTGGGCAAGTGTTGAGAGAAATGTATCAGGAGGAGTGATTATGAAATTTTATTTGATTGAGAGGATGTCGAGTCGAGGACATGCAATATGGATGATGATTTCCCTCAAAGGAGGACCAATGTTGGCATGGACCACAGATGTTGAAAAAGCGTTGCAGTTTGCGAGGGGGAAAGATGCCGAGAAATTCGTTCAATACTTCAAGTTAGACCCAAATGAGTATCGAGCAACTGAACACATGATGATGGGAGTGTAGGTGAAAACAACTGCCGAAAACATCAAAGCCCTGCTTATGAGGTATTGGCGAATAGATCGCGGGTATCTGTGTAGTTGCGAGGTAAGCAGTTTAGGTGTAGCTGATGTGCTTGCTGATAACGGCAAGGAGGCTGTCGAGATAGAGGTTAAGGTTGATAAGTACGACCTTTTAAATGACGCCAAAAAATCGAAACACGAATGGTTTAATAAAGATGGTCCAGAACATCTTTATTACAAAGGGCCAAATAGGTTTTACTTTTGCGTGACTGCCAATTTACGGGAACCAGCGGAACGGCTTATAGGCGAAATCAACCCTCTTTACGGTCTGATTCTTTACCGCGATGGACACCTGGAAATAGAAATCCGTGCCCGTAAATTGCACAATAACTATGATGGTAAAATATACAAGGCTATTGCTAATTCTCTTTGTTTTTTCAGGACAAAAAGGATGATTAAGGAGTTTAATGTAAGGAATCAAACGGAAATCAGAGTGTAATTAGGGAACTTTATGAGGAGAGAAAATGATTAAAGAAACAGCAATATGTAAATTGATAGATCCTGCTTATTGCCAGCACAAAATAGACGGTAAGTTTGCTTGGGTTATCTTGTGCGGGGGGAACCAACTTGATTCCAAGGTGTTTACCTGCCCGATGCGGCAAAAAGCAACAATAAGTTATGGGGAGGGGAAATGACTGAGACAGGGAAAATATCTGACGGATACCATACTTTTGATGAACTTTATGACCATCGTTGCCATTTGATGATTGCGCTGATGATTTGCAAACCAGAACAGTCATGGAGGGCAGACAAAAACGATGACGGCGAGAAATGGGAAGGTTGGTTTCTGGCAGGAATCAATCTCCCAACTGGGACCATCACCTATCATTTGCCCCAACGGATGTGGCCAATGCTGGACAATAAGGATATTGAGACACGAGATTGTGGTCCCAAGTGGGACGGTCATACTCCTGCTGATGTTGTGAAGAGATTGGCCGATTGGATCAATAGTAAATTTTCCACTTGAAATGGAAAACTGATAACCGGATAGATGTCCGGGTAGGGGGGAGAAAAGAGATGGAATGGGAGATGCGAAGTACAAACAGCGCCAAATTGCAAAAGGACTTTGCAGGGATTGTTCCCGCCCCACCTCTGGTTTAACGAGACTGTGCCGTCTTCACAGAGAACGGCAACGATTGGACGATGAGAGAAAGAACAAGCAATCACGGGAGAGGTTTAGACAGGAAGGTAAATGCGTAAGATGTGGGGGGCCGCTTGATGAAGAAATGGATGGTGGGTGTGTGGATTGTTTAACATGCCGCCAGAGAGGGAGGTAGGATGCAGCGATTCGAGATTGAAATGCCTATGGATTTCGACCTTGTTGACCACGGGGATACGCACATAGGCGACGTTCTGACCCACAAGAAGGGTTTGGATCGGATATTCAAGTACATCTTGGAGGAACCTTATAGGTTCTGGTGTCACAAGGGAGACTGGATAGAAGCGATTACCACAGACGATAAGAGATTTAATGCAGAGACTTCCGAATCAAAGATGACCCCCACAAAACAGAGGGATGAAGCCATTAAGATGTATAAGAATGTTACCGAGCGGGGATTATTCGGGCTTTTTGGGAACCATGAGGCCAAATTACACCGCTTCGGGAATATGGCAGAGGAAATCTGCACCGGATTAGGAATCAGGTACGGGACTTATTCGTGTCGGGTGATTTTCAAACACGGGAGAAGGAAACTTTTCAACGGTTTCTTCACTCATGGGCGCTGGCAATTCACTTCAAACGCCAAAGACTACGAGCAGAGGCAGGCCAATATGAAAGCCATGCTCAAAATGAAGTTGAAATACAAGATGGGCGACTGCGCCTTGATGTCTTGCGGTCATTCCCATAAATTGATGTTCGCCGCCCCTACGAATCAGCTTTATCTTCACGATACCCCCCAGGGATTGCAACAGAAATACTTGGCAGGGAAACAGACGGGGTTTTTCATTGACCCGGATCACCGTTGGTACGGGTGTAGCGGCAGTTTCCTTAAATTATACCAGGACGGAATAACCGGCTATGCCGAACTTTGTGGTTACGATCCTCTCGAATTAGGATGTTTGATATGGAAGATACGGGACGGCATGATCGTGGACTGTGAGAGGATGGTGGTTTAATTGAGCGTGATTGCTTGGGACGGCCATATAATAGCCGCAGACAGACAGATCACTACTGGTGGTAATAGGCTTTACGGCCATAAGATTTTCCAGCACGGAGAAATTGTTATCGGTGCGGTTGGAACGCTTACGAAGGCTTTGGGACTCAAGAGATGGTATTTAGCGGGAGCCAAGATAGAGGACATGCCAGAGGCGGATTCAGAAACCCACGAAGGGACAAGTATTATCGTCATCAGCAAGAAGTCAGTTGTGCATTACTATTTTGACCCTGATCCAGTACCCATCGTTGGTAAACAGCGGTGTGCGTGGGGTTGCGGGAAGGACTTGGCGTTAGGAGCTATGGAAATGGGGGCAGATGCCATAGAAGCCGTGAAGGTGGCCTGTAAGTATGATGTTAACTGCGGGATGGGAGTTGAGTGGTTTAAGGTGAGGTAATGGAAGCCAACATAACTATTTCTATCGAAAGAAACGAAACCACTCCCTGCCCCGGCTGCGGGAAAACTCACCTGATAGACTTAAATGACGTATGCCTGTCCCTGGGGACGTGCAGCGAGTGTCAGAGTGAGATTATCGTTATCCCTGAGAGCATAGAGATGGGGAGTAGGCAATGAGGATAAAGTCACTTACACATCTTGATAAATGCAAGGAAACGTATCGATAATGAGACAGGCAGCGAGAGCCTTATTTTCGGAGCGGTCTCTTTTGAGACCTAAAAGGAGATTAAATATGGACATTCTGGAAAGCGTTAAGGACGTAGTAAAAGAGATCATTATGGAGGATGCCTACAAAGTAACGGCATATCTACATGATAAACTGACCGTGAAGGCGACCCGGAAACTCTATAAGGGCGGATGGAAGAAACGAGAAACAATGGACATTGTTCTTACTATCGGCAAACCGAATTATGAGGAACGGGGAAAGATCAAACGGGCAAAGAAAGAGGGGAACGGCCCGATTGAAATGACAATCAAATATCCACCGAAGTCAAAAGGAGGCAAGTAATGTCGTACTCACTACACGTACCGTGCTTTACATGCGGGAACAGGGACAAGTGCACTGATAGGCACTTTATCGAAGGCGCTATAAGTGGGATACATGCCGTGTATCCTAAAGACAAAGGTCATCTCGGAAGTGGTTCTGTTGAAATAAAGTGCAGCAATTTCACAATGGCTTGTTCTGACCCCAAGTAATTTAACAGGTAACTCGCTGCCTGTTTCCATTTAATTGGAAAGACGTGTCGATAATGGGGAAAAGGAGGGGAAATGATAATAGCGGTAGATTTTGACGGAACGGTAGTTGACCATCGGTATCCTGAAATTGGAGCAGATGCGCCGGGAGCAGTAGATACACTTCGGGCCTTAGTTAAGGATGGTCACGACCTGATTCTTTTTACCATGAGAAGCGGCTACCATCTTGGAGAGGCAATAGAGTGGTTCAAATATAAGGGTATTCATCTGCACGGTATCCAGTACAACCCCTCTCAGCACAGTTGGAGTCAGAGTAATAAGTGTTATGCACAACTTTATATCGACGATGCAGCGTTTGGATGCCCCCTGATTCAACCAGAGGGATTTGAGAGGCCGTGTGTAGATTGGTCAAAGGTGAGAGAATCGTTTTCCATTTAAATGGAAAGTAAGTTCATAAATGTCCCATAATGTAGTCTTGAGGCATACAAATGAGCGCAAAAACCATACAAAGGTGAGCCATGAGTGAGACAGTCGTACAGCTTCTAAAGGACAATCACGCTTTGCGAATAGCGAACGCCGCCCTTGAAGTGAAGTGTGCGAAGCTCTTGGCTCTGGCGAAGAAAGCTCAGGAACGTCAAGACCACTGGAAGGGACTGTATTACGGGTTAATTCACAACAAGAAGCCTGAATTTAAAGGGGATATGCCGGACATTTTGAAGGACTTTTTTAAATGATTTGTCAGAAAAACTATGCAAGATTTCTGACAAGAATCCCGCCAAAATAGCGGGAGAAATGGCGAGATAGGAGGGGAAGATGGAAATAACTGAGTGGGAAAAACTGAAAGCGCAAGGAAGTGACCATGCGGAAACGGGGAAATTTAGGAATAAATACACAAGAAATGAAGTTTCATTCCAAGGCGATAGTGCGATTGTTTCCACATATAATAGAAAAAACCAAAAAAATAATCAGCTCATCGTTGATATTCGTGACTACGAACTAATCAGAAATCAAAAATGGTGCGTTAATAAGATAGGTTATGCCGTAACATGGAAAGAAGGAAAGATACAGTATCTTCACCACGTAATCTTAAACCATAGCCCTAATCATAAAATGGTAGTTGACCATGCCAACGGTAATCCCCTTGATAATCGAAGAGATAATTTGAGAATCTGCACGAAATCACAAAACAGTGCTAACGGAAAATCGGCAGGGAAAACGTCCAATTATCGTGGTGTGTATTTTGATAAGTCAAAAAATAAATGGGTTGCTCGTGCAATACTAAATGGAGTTGTCCGTCTTTTCAAGAGATACAAAACGGAAACAGAAGCCGCCCTTGCTTACAATATGGCAGCATTGGCACTTTGGGGGAAATATGCAAAGTTAAACGAAACAGGAGTGGTGTAATGGAAACCGACAAGACATGGAACGAGTTAAAACAATTTGGTTCCCGCCACTATAAAGCGGAGGGTTCGGTGGAACCTATTGACCTTTACAGGGCGGCGATTCCTCATTCGTCATACAACGCCTTTGACGTAAAGGCACTTACTGATGCGATTAAATATGCTTATCGCCTCTTAGTAAGAGGATACAGCGAATCAGACGCAGACAAGATTATCCATTATATCAGTTTGTTAAAGGCTGATTTTAAGGAGAGGTGAAGAGTGAACTGGAACGCTAATATTGAGAAGGTATCCAATGGGTACATCATGGAAGTGGAGACAGACGATGGAGAAGGCCCACCCCTGACCAGCACCCTTGTCTTCGAGGAAGCAGATTCCTACGATGACATGGAGGAAAGAAAGGCCGAACTGGACGCCTTCGTCAAGCTGGTGTGGGAACTGTCTGAGTATTTCGCCGTGTTCTATAACAAGCACAGCCGATACAACCTAAAGATAGAGGTGGAAGATTCCACTGAAATGGAAAGAGAGGGATAATGACTGAACCGAGATATGGATATTGGTGTCCTATTTGTGGAACTTACTTAGGAAACCCATATCCTATAATTTGCAATATTTGTGGGTATGATGGGATTAACGGTGTTGACTCCCCTACTATTGAAAGAACTCCCGGCCTTATGGCCTCGGACACGGTTTCTTGTCCAGTGAACCTTAATAATCACGGGGCGATTTAATGGAGGGAAAATGAAAAACGCGCCTAATTTGTGGACATTAAGAGACTTGTTTGTATTTTCTGGTAGAAATTCTGCGGAAATAAATGGAAAATATGTTCCTGCGAGGCCGATGGGATGGGATTCTATTCCAAGTCGGGTGAAGATTGCTTGGAAGGTATTCACTGGTAAGGCAGATGCCGTTACATGGCCCGGAGGACAGTAGCTACGTTTAAGGAGACGCCAAATGAGTGACGTTAAGATAATCCCCATTACCCCTGCGTATCGTCAGAACTACGAGCGCATATTCCAGCGTCAAGAGACACAGGAAGATTGGGAACGCCCCAATGGGGGAAGAAGTTATGTAAGCCGGGGTAGCGTAAATAACGCCCCTGTTGGTAGCAGGGAAGATGAAGGTTAGAATCCTTTCCCCGGCGTCAGATAGTAATGGGGGATTAGCGCAATTTGGTAGAGGCGATAGTCTTAGGAACTATTTAGTGAAGGTTCAAGTCCTTCATCCCCCACCAATTAGATATGGGAAGGTAAGCATAGTGGCGATTGCAGCGGACTGTAAATCCGTGACGGAGAAACACCGATGGTTCGACTCCATCCCTTCCCACCATAATAGCGAGTGTAGCGCAACTGGCAGAGGCATGAGGCTTAAAATCTCACAAGTGATGGGTTCAAATCCCTCCACTCGCACCATAAAAAATGCCGGGGTGATGTAATTGGCACGCATTGTTAGCTCAAACCTAATATTTTGGAGATTCGACTTCTCCTCCCGGCACCAGATAATATCTGCATGTAAGTCAACGGTAGACGACACGGTTTGGGGCCGTGAGGATAGAGGTTCAAGTCCTCTCACGCAGACCAGATAAGGAAGGTAATGCTCGGTAAGCGTCTTGAAGTCGCCTTAAGGGTGGCAAAAAGAAAGTTTCGTCGCCGGTATGCACACCCGACATTTGGACGGTTTAGCCAAGAATGGGCAGACAGGACGATAAGAGGCATGAGAAAAACGGGGACACCATGTTCGTGTTGGATGTGCGGCAATCCCCGTAAGTGGTTCGGTAAAAAGACAAGGCAGGAACTTTCCAACCAAATGGAAAAGGAATAATTGGACGAAGAGAAGAAGGCGGCATTTATTGAGAGGATGAGGATAGCCCGTGAGAAACGGGCCGCAGGAGAACTCCCCCCCAAAAAGACAGTAAAGGGCCGTCCCAGTAACCCACTAAAGCCCAAGAAGAAGGCCAAAAGGAAGGCAGTTAAGGCTCCCAAGAAGTCTCCTATTGCGAAACCAGTCCAGAAAGTCGACAAAAAACCGACTATCCCTGTAGAACAGAACCTTATCAAAATTGATAAGGAACCTAAACAAGGAGATCCTATAATTCGGCAACAACCTCTAAGTTTAGCCGAAAAAAAGAAATTGTTAGAACGTGCGAGGTTCTTAGAAAGGGAGAAAGACCGACTTCATGCGATGAGGGAGTTTGAATACTTCCTAGATACCTTCGTCTATATTGAGAACAAGGAGATGAAGTGCGCCGAAAAACTATCTCTATGGCCTATGCAGCGTGAAGTCCTACCCGCCTTTATGGAATCTGACCTCTTGGCGTGTATCAAGACTCGCCAGTGTGGAGTGACTTGGGTAAACGGTGCTGCCTACGCCCTTTGGTTGGCTCTCAAATACGACCTTCATCTGACGGTAGTTATCTCTGCATCAGAAGACCACGCCAAAGAGTTTCTTGACCGAGTATATTTCATTCTCGATAGGTTGCCCGATTGGTTTGTTACCAAGAAAATAAGCACAAGAACCGTCTTGACGTTAGGATTTACCAAGGAATCCGTTGATCCTATTACCAAGAAGAAAACTACTCTTGAGTCTACCATCAAAAGTATGCCAACGATTGAGATGGGGGCCGAGTCTAAGACCCCGAATTTACTCATAATCGACGAGGCTCACACGATCAGAAACGTGAATACAATCTTCAATTCGTCCTATCCTGGTATCGAGGCCGCTAAGGGGCGGGTTATCATCATTGCTAACTCCGTAAAGAATCAGAGTTCTCCCGGTTGGCCGTGGGTGAGAGACTTCTTCATGGCCTCCAAGAGAGGAGAGAACAGAGCAAAGAGACTATTTATGCCGTGGACAGTGAACCCGGATAGACCACCCAACTTCAGGGAGTTAATGGAAGAGTCTGGCATGGATCATGACGATGTAATCATGCACTTTCCTGAGACAGAGGACGAAGCTATTCAGAGTGCATCTGGTTCTTTCTTTGGCAACTCGCTTACGAGGCATAAGGAATTTAGGAAGGGAATTACTGGATACCTTCGCAAAAATGAAGAAGATGGAACGGTTGTATTTGTTGAAGATAAACACGGATTCTTGGAGATTTGGGAGTTTCCCGACCTGTCATGGAAAAACAATCACGCTGTCGGTTCTGACGTTGGGGCCGGATTAGGAGGAAATTACTCGGTAGCCTACGCCAAGAATCGCCGTGAGGACAAGTTTATCATGCGAATGAGGTCAAACCGGATAGACCCCGATACTTGGGGCATTCATCTCGATGACCTGTCTACTTTTTGTGGGGACGGGTGCGTGTGCTGTGAACGGGATGGCGTAGGCATTTCAACTATTAACAAATTGGCAGAATTGGGGACCAATCAGTACGTCAGGATGCTTCCCGGTAAAACAGGTGGGGCAATAACAAAGATATTCGGCTGGCAAGAATCTAGTACGGCCAAGAACGAGGCGTGTGGAGATTTGAGAACCTATTTCGCTAACACAGTAGCGGAAGTCCCTGATGCAATCCTTATAGACGAAGCGGCTACATTCATAACGCATCCCAATGGGCAGATAAAGGCCGAAACCGAAACCAAACAAGACGACTGCGTTATTGGGGCTGCGCTAACCCTTCAAGCAGATAAATTCATGGGCGCTGCGGTAGAAGTACCACGACCAGAGAAGGAACCCGACCACAATACGCTCGAATATATAGCATTTAAAGATCGTCAAGAATGTCTTGAAGAAGCGATGGGTGGGGGAGAATACGACAACACAGAGTGGTGATTCCATTCAAATGGAAAGAAAGGACACAAAATGGAAATCTTGACAATATCAATACTTCTATCCATTCTTGTTTCACTTACTATTACAGTAATTGTAATGGGGAAGGTGATTAAGAGGCAAGAAGGCAGGATAAGCGACTTGTTAGACAGGATAGCGGCCCCTAATTTCAATGATTACTCCGTAGCCAGAGAGCGCAAACAGGAAATAGAGATGGCCGATAAGGGCCTTCGCCAAGTGGTGGAAGAGTACGGCGATCAAGACTCATTTAGGATTGAATAGCAATGAATTTACTCTCGTTTCTCCGTGAAAAGAAATCAGATAGCGAACTCGTAGGCTCAATCAATAAGTTATTTGAGGCAGACGAGCAGGATTACAGTCGCAAGATGATAGACCGCATCATTTTCCGTAATCTCCTTTATTACGGTGGCGAACAATGGCTTTCGTGGATCAAGTCTGCGGGTGCATTTCAGAGGCGCAAGATGCCCGACTATGCCCCTACCCCTGTCTCAAATGAGATAAGGGACTTCGTAAGAACAGTCAGGGCTATGCTGATGGGGCAGAGACTCAATCCCTCAATAGCACCCAACACGAATGAGAAGGAAGATGAGAGTGCGGCCATACTTGGACAGAACCTTCTTACGTGGATGGACAAGGACAACGACTCTGACTTTTTGGATGAGAAGGAAGATTGCGTTGACTGGACTATCATCGCCGGAACGGGATTTATGAGGTGCTATCCTGAAATGGATTCTGGCCGGTGGTTTGCTACTAAGGATGGGATTCTCAAAGAAGGTTCAGTATGTGCCGAGACAGTCATACCTTTTAATACAGTCTTAGACCCGATGGGGAATAGGATGCACAAAAAGAGGTGGGCTGGAATCAAGTCTCTGAAAGATAAAGAGTGGACGGAAGATACCTTTAGAGTAAAGATTAAGTCGAGTAGCGGCGACGTGCAGACGGTGGACTACGAAAAGAAGCTGATGAAAATCGTTTCCGAAGTGTCCCCTTGGAAGGGTGCAGGGATAACGACTAACTTCATTGGTGAGGACGGCGACTACGTTCTGATGCGTGAGATAGAGTTTAAGCCTACCGAGAAGTACCCCAACGGGAGATATGTGGTAGTCTGCAACAATCAATTACTTGTCGATATGCCAAGACTGATTATCAAGAGTGAACCCGGCAGTTGGTTTTATTCTCTAACCGACTTCCATTACAACCGCTTCCCCGGACGGTTTTGGTCTGACTCTGCAATCAACGATTTAATCTCCCCCCAAAATGCTATCAACGAAATAGACCAGATGCTTTCGATTAACCGGAAGTCCATAGGCAGAAACAGAGTATCCTACGCTACTGGAACGGTAATCAGGAAGATAAATGAAGGCGGTACGGGATTCTTGGCGTTTGAGTGGGACCAGAGAACGGGTACGGAGCCCAAGATTATGCAGGGAACAGCACTACCCACCCAAATCCTCGAAGAGAGAGGCATCCAGAAAGGGCAGTTCCAAGACACGGCAGGCGACCCGAAAGGAATCTTAAAAGGGCAAGCCCCCTCCGCACAGTCCTCTGGTGTGCAAGTTGACATCCTTCGAGAGACAGCCGAGAGAAGCCACTACCCCGACACGGACAGATTCAACCGTTCACTGACGAGGGTTTACAAGAAAAGGCTCCTATTGGCCCAAGAGGTCTACACAGAGCCGAGAATCCTGAAAATCACCGGGAAGGGTAATAAGACCGAGATAAAGCAATTCTTGGGTTCTGATTTGAGAGACAACACAGATTTGACTCTTGAACTCGCCAGCAGCCTCTCCACGACAAGAGCCGGTAAGATTGAGCTACTGATGAACATGGCAGAGAAGGGGTACTTAGGCGACCTCACACAAGACCCAGAGTTAAGGGCTGAGTTCCTGACTGAAATGGGGCTTAGTGGATTTGCCGAGAAGGTGAACGCTGATATTTCGAGGGCCGAGAAAGAGAACGCCCAGATCGCTATGGGTAACTTTGAGGGGATATTCCTCTTGGATGACGAGCAGGAACCTGACCCCAATGCAGACCCCAACGCACCACCCCCGGAACCAACGGTATTGCAGAATGATCCGCTGTTTATGTGGGACAATCACGGTACACACGGTGAGACTCACAGGCGGTTCTTAATCAGCGCACAATTCAGAGATTTGGAACCACAGGCCCAACTTGTTGCAACTCAACACACATTAGCGCATAAGAGAGCATTGGCGATTGAACAGGAAGGCAATCCCCGCAGACCAAATTTGACCGAGAACGCCTCGCTGGATCGCATGTTTCCGTTACTTTTGCCGGAAGAGCAGGTCCAACTACTTAGTCAGTTTGGAATTACAGCAGACAATAAACGTCTTACTAATCCAGAACTTGTTCCTAAAATCATTCCTTCAAATGAGGATAAGATTAAAGAAAAGACCATTGACGCTTCAATACATAACGAACGAGAAAAGGTGAAAATAGAAGGTAAGGTGGCAACAGAAGAACACAAACACAGCCTTGACACAGAAAAAGTCAAAAGGGATTTTGTTGTGTCCCGTGCAGAGGCAGAACACCAGAATGTTTTGGACAACCAAACCGAAGGCATAAAAACAGACCGCGCCTTGGCTATTGAACACGCAAAACAGGCAAACGAAAACAGGAACGGGAAACCGATTCCCAACGCCAAAGGTAAATAGTGATAATTTACAAATTAGAAAACATAGAAAACGGGAAGATTTATATCGGGCAGACAAAACATCCATTAAAGAAGAGGATTGCTTCACATATTAAAAGTAAAAAGTATCCCATAGGCAAGGCATTGAGTAAATATGGAATTGATGGTTTCAATGTCTCCGTTATTGATTGCGCTGAAACGAAAGATATTCTCAACGAAAAAGAAAAATATTGGATTGAGACTTTTGAATGTAGAACGCCCAAAGGATACAATATCACTGATGGTGGTGGTGGGTTATCGGGAGTAATACAGACACCGGAAACAATAGCCCTGAGAGTTGCCAAGTTGATAGGAAGACCAGCCCCAAACAAAGGGCAGAAAGCACCTCAAGAATGGAGAGATAAAATAAGTGCTGCACTTATGGGCCGAATAGTATCAGAGGAAACAAGGGAGAAAATAAGAATTGCCAATACTGGTCACAAACCGACACCTGAAACGTTAGAAAAGTTAAGATTGTCGCATTTGGGGCATATACCATCTGAGGAAACTCGTAAAAAGATAGGCGAAAAAAGTAAGGGCAATAAGCATCGCCAAGGTCAGACTGCTTCATCAGAAACAAGAGAGAAAATGAGTATCGCTTTAAAGGGAAGAGTGTTCTCCCCTGAAACTATCGAGAGAATGAGAGCAGCGGCAAAGTTAAGGGGTGTCTCCGATGCAACCAGAGCCGCAAGATGGCCTAATCGTGTTCCCGAACAACAGGTGGTGAACGGATAATGGACAAACCCACTCCTACTCTGGACAAATTGAAGTCTCTGGTGGATATTATAAAAAACTTGATAATTTCAAAACATTGGGGAACCATAATAGTCAAGTTGGAGAACGGCAATATCACGCATTGCGAAATGAGGAAAAATATTAAGCTGGAATAGTTAAAAAATAACATAACCGCACCAAAGCACTTGGACGGCTCTCTGTTTCCACTCAAATGGAAATGGCGGGCCGTTTTTTTTGGCGCAATCACCGTTTCAGGCATTTTGGCGACAATATTCTTGGAACAGAAAACAGGAGAAAATCAATGGAAGCAGCAGACATTAAAGCAGTAGTAACCCAAGCCCCCGTATCCGGTTCGGACCCGGAAATCAAAGTATCAGATGTACTTGACGTAGCTTTGGCCGCCTCGTCACAGGCCGACAAGGACGTAAAAGAGAAAGACACCAAGCCGTCCGATGGTGCGGAAGAGGATTTACCTTGGGGGAAAGACCCCCGATTCAAGGAAGTCCTAAAAGACAAAGGACTCTTGCGTTCAGTAAAGAACGTAATGGAGGCCAATGACCTTACCTTTGATGATTTGGCCGATCTTGTGGCTAAGGGCAAGGCTGTCAAGGGAAAAAACATCGACATCGACAAAATCGACGAGGTTCTCGAAGATTCGGCTCTCCTGAAAAAGTACAGAGCGTACTGGGCGCAGCAGGAAGAAGTGAAGCGCCGTCAGGAAGAAGACCCCGACCAGACTATCCAGCGATATGAACAGAAAATCAAGGAACTGGAAACCAAGGAACGGGCCAAGTCCGACAAAGAGAAAGCCGCCAAGGAAGCTCAGGAAAGCGTCAGGTTCTACGAAAGGACTGTGAGCGAATTATTGGAGGACGCCGAGGATTTCCCCAAGGAACAACACAAATTCATTTCTCTGGTTATGGGAGTCTCTAACCCGACAAATGACATCGACATAACGGACAGGAAGGCAATCAAGAAGACCTACAACGAGATCCTCAAATCCGTGAAGGCTTTCGCAGATGCCATGAAACAGCAAGGTGCCGCTGAGTACCGGAAGGGCAAACTGGAAATTCCCAAAGTAGCCTCTTCTACTCCGGCTGCACCCGTAACCGAAGTACGACACAACTTAAAAACAGCACGGACAGCCCTAAGAGAAGTGTTTATGGGTAAGTCTGGCTAACGGAGGATATTATGTCAGATTACGCAACAGTAGCCACCATCGTTGAGACTCTTAAAAACGTCTACGGTGAAGGGCTTGTGAATCAGTTTAACGATGAAACAATCACCTACAACCAGTTCCCCAAGTCGGACAAAACCCCGGCTGGAAACGGTTATATTTTTGGTATCCGGTACGCAAGGGCGCAGGGTACGGGCGCACGGGCTGATGATACCATCCTGCCTGATCCGCTGACCGGCAAGAAAGACCAGGGAACCATTGTACCCAAGTACAATTACGGCTCCATTAAGATTACCGGCCCCGCAATCGAAATCGGGAAGGGCAATGCAGCGGCTTTCGTTGACACCCTCGCTGATGAGATTGACGACATCTATCAGTCCATCGTGGTTGATATGAACCGCCAGTGTCATTGGGACGGATTCGGTCAGCTTGGTAGACTCTCTGCGGGTGCCTCCTACACTGGTAACGCTACATGGGCGGGAACCTTCGACAACGACATCGGCGTTATGTACTTTCAGGAAGGCCAGATGGTTGATATGTACGCCTCCGCTGGTGCTACCCTTGCCGGTGATACGACTGTCACCTGTGCGGCTGCTTCCCGGATTCTCTCTATTAACCCCTCTACCAAGGTGGTTATCTTCGAGACTCCTTCGGCAACGTACCTTAACGGCCACCCCTACGCTTCAGGTGCTACCAATACCAATGCTGTTACCATCGTAGCGGGTTCTATGGCTGTCAAGATGGGTGCAAGAGACTTGGCATGGGCCTCTACCGATACGGCGGTTGAAATGGTTGGTCTTGATGGTCTGTATGATGACGGTACGCTTCTCGCTACCTTCGAGAACATCACATGCGCCACTTACCCCAAATGGAAGGCCAACATTATCTCCAATTCCAGTGTCAATCGTGAACTCTCCCTCGACCTCATGATTAACGCCTGTGACCTCACCCGTATCCGTACAGGTAAGAAAGTCACCAAGATGAGAATGGGACTTGGACAGCGCCGGAAATACGCAAATCTGCTTATGCCCGACGTTCGCTTTGCCCCGACGATTCTCAAGGGCGGGTATGAAACCCTGACCTTCTCCGGTGGTGATGGTTCGATTGAGATGGTTATCGACCCCATGACTCAGCCCAACAGGATTTACTTCGAGCCTGACGGTGTAATCCAGAAGTACGAACTTGCACCTCTGGGATGGGGAAATCTGGACGGTAGCCAGTTGCATCAGGTGGCGAACCGGGATGCCTACTCTGCCTTCCTGCGGATCTATGCCAATTTAGGCTGCGAGCAACGTAATTCATTGACATTGCTGAAAGACCTTTCGGAACCCAGTATGTACTAATTTCTTTAGTGAAATTAGGTAGTTAGTAACCTTAACAAAGAAACTGCTTCCCACTGAGTAGATAGCGAAAGGTGGGAGGCTTTTACAAGGAGCAACCCAATGGGAATA